CGTCCATGATGTCGGTTACGCGGCGGCGCTCGCCGGAACGCACCTCATCGGCATTCACCACAGGGGCGGCCGGGGCGGGGGGCGCCACCGGAGCGGCGGCGCGGGTTTCGGTGGTGGCGGCGCCTGCTTCAGCCCCAGGGGCTTCGGCAGGGGGCACCTGCTTGCGGTTGTCGTCCATGGGGCTGTCCATTGAGGGCTCCTCGTCTTTCATGTTAGATCCAACAGAGCGGGTGGTCGTCAGGTCCGCTCCCAGTGGCGTCAACGACACCTCTGCCATTCGCCATCGGCTTACTACATCCGGCGCATTCCGTTCGCCCATTTGAACGTCATCGAGATAGTACTGGGCACGAACGCTCGTGGGGCAGCCAGATCGCGCAAGCTGCCAGCCTCTCTCTGCCGCTGGTGCATCAGTGAACTGAGCCAGGCCGATCAGCTTCCCGTTCTCAGCGCGAACACTCACCAGCCGGCCCGCCATGCTGTCGGTGTGGTTGTCGTGATCCAGCAGCACGCTCACGACCGGGGCATGCACTACTGCTTCACTGGTGCACCTCAGCACCAGACCGTTGACCGGATCCTCGGTCGCGATCTCCAGTTCAACGGTCCGCGCGGTTTCGTCGACTGTCGTCGGGACAGTCATCAGCGGTTGCAGCCGCCGCACTTCGTGCTGAGTTTCCATCGTTCCAGTGCCTATGGGGAGAGTCTATGGCTGCCCGCCGGCCGGGGCCGGTGGTGGTGTTGCCTCACCAGGCGGTTCGCCCACCGGCGGCATGGTCGAGCCAAGCGGCCGGGCCTGCGTCAGACCCGCAGCACTCACCTTCCGTGGGTCGGTGTCGAGCACCAGCTCACCTGCATCCAGCATCCGGTTCCACTCCACATACAGCGCGATCACGTCCTCAGGCTCCAGGCCCTCCATTCGAATCGCTTCCTGCGGTGGCAGCAAGCCTGCACGCATCTTCTGGATGATGGCCTTCGTATCAGCCGCAGGGTCGTAGGACTGCGGTGGTGGTGGCGTCCAGTCAGACGTCAGCCCATCGGTCGAGATCCCAGCAATGCTCGCGGCCCTGAACCACCATCCCGCCACACGGTTGAAGCACACCGGCTCCAGCACCTGCCACTGATCGCACACCGTCTGCTTGTTGAAGCTCTGCCACCCCAGCCGGCCCGCGCTGAAGTTCGTGCCCTGGAAGTCGCCCGTCAGCAGCTCATACGGCACGTTGCCGCCGATGCTCAATCGCAGCAGGTACGTCCGCATGATCTTGTCGATCTCGCCCACGCTCGGTGGACTCGAAAACCGGATGTCCTGCCCGGGGCCCAACCTGGCCATCGCGCCTGGTTCGATCCGATCGCTCACGTCCGACTTCTGATCGCCCGCACCATCCACGTCCACAATGATGCCCGTCATGCACGCGCTGATCTTCTGCTTCAGCAGCTGCGCATCCATGTAGTCGTCCAGGTCGCGCAGCGTCATGATCACCGGCGCAAGGCACGTCACACCACGTGTCTGCCCTGGCCGGTCGGCCGAGAACAGATGGATGATGTCCTCGGCCGGCACGCGGCTCGCCTCGGGCGACACCACCTTCACCATCGCTTCGCCCGGATGGTGGTTGTAGAGCCAGTAGTTGATCCGCGTGCCGTCCTTGTCGTACTCGATCCCACGATGCGTCCACCCACCCTCTGACATGCCCGCCATCTGCAGGCCGTCTTGATCCTCTGAAATCCAGTCGGCCTCCAGCACCTGCAGCTGCATCGGGATTCGCAGGCCCAGCTGCTTCATCCGCCCTGAATCCGGCACGCGCATCCGCAACAGCACTTCGCCCGACTCCTTCCAGCTCCGCACCGCCTTCGCCACCAGGCCATCGAAGTTCGCCAGCCCGTCCCAGTCGCACTGCTTCGGGTCCATTGCCCACAACCGGAACTCATCCGTCGCACGCTGCCCCCGCGCACCGCCATTCCGCCGGCCGGCCTTTGCCTTGAAGCTCCACCCGTGACCGATCAGCGCTGTCTCCCACAGCGTGATGATCCGCTGCGCATAGGGGTTGTTGCGCACCAGGTCACGCGACCGGTCGCGCATGTCCGCAAACCCAACCGCCGTTGCAGCATCAGCACTCGTTCGCCGCGTCGACCAGTTCTCCGTTCGCCGGCCGCGGCCTGCTCCGTCGTACCGGCGCAGCTGATCCAGCTGGAGGCGCGCTGTATACCGACGCACCGCCTCACGCGGCGCAACCAGGGAGATCAGCTGATCGAGTGCGTTCATTCGTAGTCGCGTGCAGTGGTTATGTACACCCTCCGGATCGGTGGGCTTCCCTGGTTCAGCTGCGACACGATCAACGACCGCGCCTTCAGCAAATCGCCCATCGCCTGGTACTTCACTACCTTGTCGTCGTAGCGCACCTCCAGGTAGCCCCCGGCGATGGCCTCATCGATGGCAGCCAGATGCGCCGCGGTGAATGTGCTCATCTCAGCCTCCTCCTCAGGGCCATGCTACTCAGTCCCAGAAGCTCGACCTGCGAGACGCTGGCCGGTCGGCATCATCCTGCTCGGCCGCGACACGTGCTGGCGCTGGCGTCGGTTCGCTCTGCACCACACCACCTTCTTCAAGCCACCGCTCATCGCTCCAGCGATCAGCACCAACCAGCGCTGCCGCTGCACGCGCATAGACCCTGCAGTCCAGCGCCTCGTTCCTCGGCCGCGTCTTCACCCACTCGAACCGGTTGTACCCTCGCCGGTCGATCGTGTTCGTCAGCCGCTCCGCGCACAGCTGCCGGAAGTACTCCTCGCCGTGCTGCGGAAAGTGGCACCAGCCATGAGGCAACGGCTCGCCATCATCCGGCATGCTCCGCCGCAGCCAGCCGTACAGCTCGCTCTTCGCCGTGCCGCCGCCCACCGGCCACACCTTCACGCCACCCCTGAGCGCCTTGCCATTCCGCAGCACCTCCACACGGCTCGGGGTGCCGATGATCGAGGTCTGGCTGTCCGGCCCGCCCTTGATCGCAATCACACGGTTGCTGGCCTGGGCACGCACCCACCGGTAGACCTCCTGGCTCCTGAAGCCCGAGTCCACTGCCGTCATCCGGATCGGCAGCCGCTGGCCATCGCCGCGGCCGAACTCCGACCGGAGGAACTTCGACAGCTCGCGCCACACCGCCGGCTGCGCGGTGTCGCCAGCCAGCACCTGGTAGTCGAGGCTCCAGCTCTCCATCCCGGGCGCCCAGCCCACCACCTCCAGCTCCAGGCGGTCCATCTGCACGTCCACCCCGCAGGTGATGAACACCACTCGCTCAGGCACCGTGCCCAGCTCATAGAGCTCCCGGCGGTTGTAGAGCGCTTCCCAGTCCGGGGCCTCGCCATCGTCGTTCCAGCATTCCGCCAGCACCGTGTTCCACCACGGCTTCAGATCCGCCGGGTTGTCCTTCGCCTTCTCATACCCAACCGCCGCCTCCGTCCAGCTGAACCACCCCAGCGGGCTGTAGAGCGCCGAGCAGTGGTACCCCTGCATCTCACGCTCCGGGAACAGCGGCTCCCACCAGTCGTCGTCGAACACATCTGGGTCGTACCACCAGGCCTTCGCGTCCTCGCTGATCCCCTCGCCGCAGTCCTCGCAGATCAGCACCGGCGGCTGCCGCAGGGTGTTCGGCAGGCCCGGGTCCTTCGGGTCGTAACGGATCCGATCCCACTCGATCATCTGCCGGTGCCCGCAGTGCGGACAGGGCAGCCTGAGTCGTTGCTGGTTGCTTGTGTCCCACTTCGACCAGATCGCGCTGCGACCGGCGATCGTCGGCGTGGAGGTCCACGCCATCTTCTTCCGCACGCCGAAAGTCCGGGTCCTGGCTTCTACGATCGCCAGTGGGTTGCCTTCCTCGTCGACATCCGCAGGCCATCGATCAATCTCGTCGCCGCCAAGGAATCGAATCGGGAAGCCCGCCAGGCCACTTGCTGAGTTGGCTCCGCCAAGGATGAGAACTCCTCCTGGGAACTCCTTCATCAGCTGCGTGTTGCCCGAGTCCCGCTCCCTGGCAGGGGCAACTTTCTCTTGCAGGCTGGGGCTTGCCTCGATCATCGGCGCGATCCGCATCTTCGAGTACCGCTTCGCCAGGTCGATCGTCGGCTGCACGAACAACGCCGGGCCCGGTGCGATGTCCATCACGTAGCCCATCCAGTTGTTCAAGCTCTCGCTCTTGCCGGTCTGGGCCCCGAACACCATCACCACCTCTTGCACCGTGCTCGTCGCGCTGAGGTCGTCCATCGGCCGGCGCAGATACGGCGTCCTGCTGGTTCGCCATTGCCCGTGCTCACTGCTGGCTTTCTGGCTGAGCACCCGCCGCTGATCCGCCCACTGGCTCACCTTCAACAGCGGGTCAGGTTCCATCCCGCGACGGAACGCCAGCCGGCAGTCTTCAATCAGCACCGGCCAGGCCCTCCAAGGTCTTCACCAGGTGGCGCTCCAAGATCAGCAATACCTCCGCACGCTGCTCCTGGCTCAGCCCCCCTACCGCACGAGCGATGTCGCCGATCATCTGTTGTGGCGTGCGGCGCACTGCATCTCGCACCCTCCTGCCCTCCTCGAACCAAACTCGCTCGACATCCGCCTTCGGCACCAGCAAGCCCTGGCGCTCCTTGAGGTCCAGCTCAAGCAGCCGCGCCTGATACATCGTCCGCACCGCCGCGGCCTGTGCCTGGCTTGGCACCTTGGCAGTCGGCGCATCGCCGCCGGTTAGAGGTGGGGTAGGGGCCGGCACCTTAGCCGCGGACGGCTTCTGACCGCCACTTTTCTTCTCGCGCTGGAACTGTGGCGCCGTGTTCCGCGACCATTCCTGATCTGCTACCTCCGGGTCGATCTTCCAGCGGCCACCTTCGCGATAAGCACCCTGCACCAGCCGTCCAGTCGCAATCGCCTTCCGCACCGCGCGGCCGCTCACGCCACGCTGCTTTGCGTACTCGTCGGGAGTGATTAACACA